AACAACTAAAGTTGAGAATCATTTACATGGTTCTGGTGAATCATTATTTTAATTTAGAAAGGATATATTATGACAATCGCAAATATAACTGACAACCATATGGACAATCTAGTAGATAGATTTTATAGTAATGTAGACGAAAATGATATAAAAGAATGTGAAGTATTTGAAGAGTTTTTAGGTATTGCAAAAGACAAATGCGAAAACATCTGGAGTGATGATGATTTAAATTGGATTGCAAATTATGTGTGGAACGATTATTGGAGTAAATATTAATATTTTTTTAAAAAAAGACTTGACATTGTTCTAAGAACATGGTACTATTAATTATAATCAAAAGAGAAAGGTAAATATGACATTAAAAGATAAATTAGAAATTTTGAAATCACTTAATAAAAATAAAGAATTGAGTGTTACATATAGAGATAGTGTGATATTAAAACATAAATTAGAAGAGTTATTTAATTCGTATCAAGCAAATATGGCAGGTAATTATCCAGATGGTAACTACGAAGAAGAATTTGATAATCTATGTAAACTAAACAATTTAGATACTGAACTAGAATGGTATCGTATAGAGAGTGCAATATAAACAATAAAGAGAGAGAGAAAAAAATATGAAAAAAAAAGATATTATTAAGAGTTTAAAATTTGCAAAACTTATGAATGAATTTGTAAATTATGTTTATGATTTTTATGGTAAAAATGGTATCTATGATATGGGTGCAACTGTAAGTGAAATTCAAACTGCAACTATTGATTATATTGCTGAGTCTAAACATTATGGAGATGGAAAATTTTATGGTGATAGTCTTGACAGAGAAAGAGTTAGAGATATTATGATAAGTAAGTTTAATTTGAAAGAGGTAAAATAATGGAAAAATGTTATAAAGTTTTAGATGAAAAAGGTCGGACTATGACACCTTGTGGTAATTGGTGGTATGACGAATGGAGTCCTAAATTTAATTCTCTATTTGATATAGATTTAAATCCAGATACATTTTATACTGATACATACCAAAATGCATTTAGTGCTGTAGAGGGTCAAGAAAAAGGTTATTACAATATTATAGAGTGTGAAGCTGACGGCAGAGGAGATGTTAAACCTACTGATAAAGAAATAAGATGTTATTATAATGGAGGTAAAATTGCAGTATAGAGTAGAAGTAAATTTAAACGGCCCAGACGGAAATGCATTTGCATTGATGAGAAAGGCAAAATATTTAGGAGTTAAATTAGATTTATCAAAAGACGAGATTGACACAATAGTCAAAGAAATGATGTCTGGAGATTATGATAATTTAATAGAAGTTTTCAAAACAAACTTTGGTCAATTAGTCAGATTAGTTAAAATAGAAAATGGTGATGTAGTAGAAACATTAAACTAGTATTGACAATATTAATTTTTATGGTAGGATATGATTATGGAATGGAAAGAAATAAAAACAAATAAACAACTCGCTATTGAAAATCTTGAAGAAATTGTTAAAATGATGAAGTACAAAGTTATTAATTCAGAAAAACATGGAATTAATCAATCTGGAGTAAATTATCTAAAACATTATTCTGAAATGATTGAAAGTGAGATAGAAAGGTATAATTTTAAATTATGATTTATTTTTATAATACACACGAAGATATTCCAAAACATATTCAAGACTATGTAATGTCTTGTGCAGATGTTTCGGATATATACAAATTATCTATTACAGATATAAATGCATTTCTTACTGGTGTTGACCAATTTGAAGCAGAAGTAACAAATCAATCAATTGAAGAGGTTTATAATGGCATTTAGAAAATTTAATAATTTTAAAAAGAAAAAGTTTGAACCAAGATTACCAGGCACTGCTGTTGCAGTAGTAAATGGTAATGTAGATAAAGCAATCAGAAAACTTAAAAAGAAGTTACAAAAAGAAAACTTCTTTAATGAAATGAGAAACAGAGAGTTTTTTGAAACAAGAAGTGAAAAGAGAAGAAAAGAAAAGGCAGCAAGCACAAGAAGATGCATAAAGAAACGAGAGAAATTAAGAGCGTTAGAGGTTTAAAATGGTTTGGTTCTATCCTATTGTTGATAGGCTTATGTTTTACATCTTTTAATATATACCCACTTAACTTATATTTTATGTTAATTGGAAGTGCTGTATGGGTTAGTGTGGGTTATATTTGGAAAGATGGTTCAATAATATTACTTAATGTGGTAGGGTTTGTAATCACATTAGTAGGGTTGATTAATCAATGGTTATAAATAATAATATGGACAACATAGTAAAATTCCCCTCAAAAGTTTTTAAAACAAAAAGAAAGATTAAAAAACCTAATCTTGATTATTTAAGACTTGCAGAGGATATGAGTTTTGCAGATAATCTTACAGAATCCTTAATAGTACAATTAGTACATTCATTGGGTGATAATGGTATAGATGTAAGTAGACAAGATTTTATAAAAGATTTGGCTTTCATTATAGAGGGTATTAAATCTGCGATATATAGAGATTTAAATATTAAACACGATATGCAACCATTAGTTGATAAATTTATGGTTAGTGAAAAAACTAAAGATGGAAAAACAAATACTATGTTTAAAATGGAATTGATACCAGAATTTTTAGAAAAAACAAAAAAATAATTTATGATATTAGTTGATATGAACCAAGTTACGATTAGTAACTTGATGATACAAATAAAAAATGAACCTTTGAGTGTAGACTTGGTTAGACACTTAGTTTTAAACTCTGTTCGTTCATATAGAAGTAAATTCTTCAGTGAGTTTGGTGAAGTCATACTTTGTTATGATGACAAACACTATTGGAGAAGAGATTTATTTCCATATTATAAATCAAACAGAAAAAAAGATAGAACAGAATCTAGTCTAGATTGGAATGAACTATTTGAAACTCTTAATCTAATAAGAGATGAATTAAAAGAAACTTTCCCTTACAAAGTATTACAAGTTGATGGTGCAGAAGCTGATGATATTATTGCAACATTAGTTGATGTTGTTTCTAAAACACCAAAACTATTTGAAAAAATATTAATATTATCTGGAGATAAAGATTTTATACAATTACAATCATATGATAATGTAAAACAATATTCACCTACACTAAAAAAATTTATTAATGGTATTGACCCAAATGAATATAAAATAGAACATATTTTTAGAGGTGATAGAGGTGATGGAATACCAAATATTTTATCACCAGACAACACTTTTGCAGAGGGATTAAGACAAAAACCATTAGGAAAAAATAAGATTAACGAATGGAAACAAGTAGGTACATGGCCCATTGACGATTGGAATGATGAACTAAAAAGAAACTATCAAAGAAATAGTAAATTGATAGACTTGAACATGATACCAGATACAATCAAAGATACTATATATAATAGTTGGAAAAAAGAATGTGATACAAGTAGAAACAAAATTCTACCATATTTTATGAAACATAGGTTGAGAGAACTAACAGAAAGATTAGGAGATTTTTAATGGCATATGATGTTGTAAGACCTTTAATACACGAAGTATTAACTATGGTCAATAATGCAAAAGTAAAGAATAAAAAAATTGAAGTGTTAAGAAAGTATAAATCTGATGCTTTGAAGATGGTTCTTAAATCGTCTTTTGACCCAAAAATTGTTTGGAGAATACCAGACGGAGATGTACCATTTATTAAAAATGATGCACCAGAGGGAACAGAACACACTAGACTAGAACAAGAAGCTGGAAAGTTATATCATTTTATTAAGGGTGGAAATGACAGATTACCACAATTAAAATGCGAAACTATGTTCATACAAATGTTAGAGGGATTGCAAGAAAATGAAGCAGAGGTATTAATCTCTGCAAAAGATAAAAAATTACATCAAAAATTTAAAGGGTTATCAAAACAAGTTGTGCAAGAGGCATTTAACTGGGATGATAATTTTTTAGATACAACTCATAAAGGTTATAAAAAATCTGCATAGGGTTGACATTTATTGTAAATGTGTTATTATAATAATTATTAATTTTAAATTATAGGTATATTATGTTTTATTTTTGTATTGGAATGATTTTTGCAGTTCTTGCTGCTGGTGCTGTTGATGGTGATGCCTCTCTCTCAACTCTTTCCATCTGCACTGTAGTAAGTATTCTATTCATGGGTCTTGGTGTTTATAAAATGAAAAAAAATGAACAAGACTTCTAGAATAGAAGGTAAGAAGGTGAAGAGCAAATGTGGATTACCAGACCGCTCTTCACCCTCTAATTATGAGGGAGGTAACTATACTATGTTAAAAATAATTAGTTCAATTTTTATATTTGGATTTGTATTTTTAAATATTAGTAATGCACCACAAAAAGATTGGACAGATGATATCAAACTTGATATTAATTTTCCAAATGTTCAACCAACAATCACTTACATTGACACTACACAAGTTACTTGTCTTGCAAAGAATATGTATTTTGAAGCAAGAAGTGAAGGTTTAGCAGGACTTGTTGCAACAACACAAGTAGTGTTCAATCGTTTAGAAAGTGAAGAATATCCAAATACTATTTGTGGTGTTATAGAACAAGCAAAATTATCACAATGGTGGTTGAAAGAAAAAGGTATTAAAAAACCTATTAAAAATAAATGTCAATTCAGTTGGTTCTGTGATGGTTATTCTGATGAACCAAAAGATGAAAAGACATACAATGAGATATACAATCTTGCAGAAGAATTTATTGCAGGCAAACATAAAAATATGATTGACATAACTGATGGTGCAATGTGGTATCACGCAGACTATGTACACCCAAGGTGGGCTAATCATAAAGAAGTAACAACTAAAGTAGGAAGGCATATATTTTACAGATGAACATATTTTATATAAATGAAGACCCAAAGATTGCATCAATCGAACATTGTGATAAACACTCAGTAAAAATGTGTGTTGAGTATGCACAACTTTTATCAACTGCACATAGACTATTAGACGGAAAAGAGTTTGTCGGTAAATCTAAAACAGGCAGAAATGTTAAACGATGGAAACACCCAATGGACTTTATGGACAAAAATCTAATGTTAGCGTGTCATACTAAACACCCCTCTGCGATATGGTGTAGACAAACAAGAGGTAATTATTCTTGGTTATTACATTTATTAAAACATTTATTAAAAGAGTTTACATATAGAT